AGCTTGTTCGGAGGCCGCTTGTTCTTCGTCAACCGCACGTTGATCGACACCGAGTGGTAGCACTTCTCCACATAGGTGAGCGCAGGATCATCCCGTCGGCGGTACACGCCGAGAACCGCCAACGCCTCCTGCTCACCGCCATACTTGCCAGCCGTGATCATCGCCGGCTTGTGCCGGTCACCAGACCCACGTCCCGCCTGATGCACGACAGCCAACGGAATGCTGGCCGCCTTGCACCACCGCTTCAACCCCTGCGCCTTGGCGACCACACCCGTATGGTCCGACTCCCCTGGCTGCAACTCAAGATAGTCGACCATGGCAAAGTCAGGGTGCCGACCCCAATAGTCCTGCGCCTCCTTCAAAGCGTCAGACATCTGCGTGAACGTGAGCGCACCGTCGTTGATGAGGATCCTGTCGAACAACGAATGAGACGCTGAACGGACCTCGTCCAACGTGGCCTGGTCGCCGTCCTTGATGCGCTGCTCCAACTCTTCACCGTTGCGGGTGTAGGCAATGCAGTGGAGCTTCTGGGCGACGAGTTCGCGAGGCTCATCGGGGGAGAACATCAGGATGTGGGCGTCAGTGTTCAACAGGGCGTTGACTATCGAGTTGTACAACACCTGCGACTTGCCGTTGTGCGAATGGCCCACGACGAGGAGCATCTCGCCGCGGGCCAGACCTCGCATGCACAGGTCAACCTCGGGGAAGCCGAGCAGGAACCTGCCCTCGTCGTTGCGAACATAGTCGACGAACGAATCGAACGCTGTCGAGGTCGGTTCGATGTACTTGTAGTTGGTGGTGCCGGCGTCGTCGCCAGTTGCTCCCGCTAGCCGTTCAACTATCTGCTCAGGGGTGAGCGGGGATGGCAGGTCGGGCATTAGACACCGCAGCGTGTGTGCATGTCCTCCACGTTGAACAGGTGCAGGCTGCCGTCGCCCGCCTGGACGTGCGTCGGGGCATCCGACAGCCACAGGCCGATCCGATCACCACCGAGGCCGTAAGCCGTGGCACCAGCCTCACTGATGGTGAAGTCGGGAGCGTTCGCCTTCCACTTGCCCGACGACTTGTTGGCGGCGTTGTCGAACACGACGATCTTGCCATCGTCGGTCTTCTGACCGGCACACAGAAACGCGACGGTCCACGCTGCCTGCTTGCCGTCGGTGACGAACCCGTTGCCGTCGAGTTCCATCTGCTTGCGGGCACGCCCCGCCGGCTTCGCCGCCGCAGGAGCAGGGAGCGGAGGTGCCACCGGCGGGGCAGCGGCCTGACCAGGAGCGAACACGATCTCAGCACCTGGGAACATGGCCTGAACCTGAGCGACAGGACTCGGCGCAGGAGCAGGAGACATCACGGGCGGTGCCGCAGCAGCCGGCACAGCAGCTACCACGTTGTCGCCACCCGCCCTGTCGATGATGTCGTTGAAGACTGTCTCCACGCAGGCGAGGTAGTCGATGATCCCATCCCTGCCTTTGCCCATGCAGATCGACCCAGCCACCTTTGCTGACACCTGAGCGATGATGGACCTGTCTTTGTCATTCATTTTCTTCTCCCCTTTCGGGATTAGTTGGTTACCAGTTCGCCGGCTTGGAACCGACGCCCAGGTACTTGCCACGGCAGGCGCCCCAGTTGGGACACCAGTCGTCAGAACATTTCCAGCCATCGTAGCGCAACGGCCACGACGGAAGTTTCCCCTCGATCAGATCAGCAATCGAGTTGCACATCGGAACGAGCGCAGCCCAGTCCTGGGGGGTACGGGTCACATCGATGATCTCAACCTCACCGTCGGTCAGGTAGCAGTACCTGAACGGTTGCGGCGACTCCAGGTCGCCACGCTCATGGGCGCGAGCCAGCGTGTAGATCATCGACTGTAGATCGTTGCGTCGGATCAGATACTCGCGGTCATGCTGGCCCGTCTTCCAATCCCACGTCAGGTCCGCCTCATCGAGATCGCGGGTGCCGTACAGGGAGATGCGACGGGCCTCATCCTCGTAGAGGACGAACTCGAACGACTTCTCGACGCCCACAGGGTTCAGGTACGGGA